TGCTGTATGTACTTGTCGTAGTGTCGGTTGTTATAGCCTACCCACACGTCTTCTGAGTACATCTTGTAGATATCGTGTAGTCTGTCTTCATTGTTATGGACTTTGTATATCACGTCTTCTGACGGACTGATTATCACGCACAACCAGTCTCTTTCAAAAACCTCATAGTCGTAAAACACTAACATAGCTTGACCTCACTTTCAGTTAAGCGTGTGGCGCGAATCGAACGCGCCCAAGTCTCCATAGCCACACGCGGCTATCACTCAGTCCTCATAGACTGCTGTGACTGTAATAGGTATGAACGCCTCAGCGTCCCATGAAACATCGAATGTGAGTCCTGCACACTCTTCTGCTATGTCCATTACAAGGTCTTCAAACTGCTCGTAACTCTTGAACTCTACATCAATTCCGGAGTTGAGAGAGTTAATCCAAGATACCATCTGAGCTATTGCCTTAGCTGTGTTCCACTTCTCTGTTGGATTGGCGGCATAAAGGACTTTGTTCATAAACATATGACGTCCTTTACCCTCTCCATCAACAACCTTCATATCCACCTTGAGTAGTGGTGCGCCTGCACTCTTTGAGTTAGGGCCGCACTCTCCGACAACCATCTTCTCAAGTGCTACTGTGTAGTCTCCTGCCGGCAATTCTGAGTTGTTGTTCCCGAGTCCTCCGTTGTCCTTGATTTCCTTAAGCTCCTTGTTGATCGCCTTTGTGTCGATCTCTTCATTAAACTTATCAAACTTACCCATGATAATTACTCCCTTCTGCGTCTACGACGCGGTGTAGTTTCTTCTGTTACTGTCTCTTCTTTGAAAAAGGGTATTTTACCCTCTTGTCCTTCGGGTATCTCTACCCAGTCGTAGTTTTCACCTTCTGCTGTTTCTTCTTTCGCTTCTTTCTTAGGTGCTTCTGCAACGACTTCTTCTTTTTGCTCATTCCGTTTTACCCTCTTTTTCTTAGTTGGCTCTGCGTCTGTTGGCTTGTCCTTGATCTCTGCCGGTGCATCTGAGAAGTTGTAGTAGTCGCGTATCTTAGCGTCCACGTACTTAAGGTCGTTCTCGATACCGTAGGTGTCAAACATTCCCATAGGCGTTTTTACGGTGTCTTTTCCGTTGTTCTGTGTGACGAATGAATATACACCGTCCTGCACACACGTCTTAAGTACGATAGTGAACATACCCTCGATAGTGATTTTCTCGTCAAGAAGTTTTCCTATAGTCTTAACCTTCTCTTCTCCGTTGTCTTTACGCTCGATGTGTGACAAGAAGTACACTATGCACTCGTCCGGCAACTTCTTTACTGAGTCGATCAGTGACCAGTAGTGCTGTCCCATTTCCATAAACTTGTCAAACCCCTTCTCCATAGCACGTCTCATAAACTCGTTAGCCATAAGGTACTGCGAGTCGTCAATGACGATACGTGTATGAGTCTTAGCAAGCTCCTTCAATTTAGCCATGATATCAGCATAATCGTCTGTGTTGACCGGCTTTAAGTCTGACTTAAACGGTAACGGTTTTCCTGCAACGTTTATGATAGCAACCTCGTCTTTAGTGAAGTTTCTCATAGACGCGCTCTTTCCCGTACCGCTCTCACCTAAAATAAGCACTGGTAAACCCATAATCAATCCTCTCCTTTCTCTTCTTCTATAACTCTTGCGCACCACATATCGGCCCAATGAATGACCAGTGATAGCGGAGTCTCTTTGCCACTGTATGAATATTTCAGATTTCCATACATACCGTTGTGGTAGAGAATAGCGAACTGTTCCTCTTCGGTTAAGTCAATGAACATCTGCGCTATTGCAACACTGCGTATCTCGTGATCGACCGCCAACAACTTTTTGTTGGTTGTGTAGGGTTGTGTGTCGGATATCCTGCCACTCTTTAGTACATTGTCTACGTAGTTTGGCTTTCCGAACTGCCCCATCTTTCCTAAGTCGTGCAACGCCGCCGCAATAACAACAGACGTGTGATCCTCTCCCTTGCACAAACAGTCCCACAGCTTTTCAGCGTATGTAATGACGTTGACTGTATGCTCTGCCAGTCCACCCTTTTTACACAAATGGTACTTGCCACTACATGGTGCATCGTAGAATCCGTTCTTGTCCATGTAGTCAAGTAGATCCTCAATGCCCTCACGCTCTGTCTTTTTCAGTCGGTTTGTGATGAATGTTTTTGCGTTCACGTGTTGACCTCTCCTTTCTTTGTTTATTTCCACACGATAAGTCTCGTGTTTGGATCTTTGCCACTGTTTAGGTCTGATACAAACTGCCTAAACTTGTCAAATGCTGACGGGTACAGACAAAATGCGTAACCGCCTGCGTCTCGTATCTCCTTGATACGATGTGCTTGTATGCCTTGCAAGTCAAACTTACCACGTGCCGCCTTAAGCTCGATCCCTACAAAGTTACCATTGATACAAGCTAGTAAATCCGGTGTTCCGTTTGTACTCATGGCGTTACCGTGATACTTGACTACATAGCCGCCATTATCCCTTATATACTTCTTGACCTTTCTACCGAACATTGTCTCCGGAGTCATTACTCTCACCCTCTTTCTTTATGTACTCTATGAAAAGCTCTTGCGTGAAGTCATTCCTCATTTCCAGTGTCTTATATATCCCCTCTTCAACACTGTCCTTGCAGATCATGTAGTAGTAAAAGCACGTCTTTTCCTGACCTATTCTATGTATACGCTTTTTGCTCTGCTCGAATAGCTCTGAGCTAAGCGTTGGCGTGAAGTACACTATCCTATTGGCTTTCTGTAAGTTAAGTCCCATAGCACCTGCCTGATACTGGATAAATGTCACGCTGTCGTTTGTCTTCTCATATGCTCTTAAGTCCTTAGTCTCTCCATTTATGATAGACACTTTTCTATCTCCCACGCACTCTTTCAATAACTCAAGCTCGTGCTTGAAGTTATAGAACACTATGAGCCTATCTGACGTAGACTCTACTAAGTCTCTGAAAGCCGCAATTTTCTCGTCATTATACATACCACACAGCTTACGTGCGTTAAGTAGGTTGACAAGCGGATTGTCATTAAGAAGCGTGTCGTCTTCTATTTCAAGCACCCCATGTTTCATGTAGTGGTTGTAGTTATAGCTAACATCAACAACAACTCTTTGCTTCACTTGCGGCGGCAGATCAAACACTTCCTCAGTCTTAAGAAACTGCGCTCCGTGTTCTCTCATTTTGCGCTTAAGTCTGTCAACGTTCTTGTACCCGTCTACAATAAGAAGCGGAAAACCCTGCCTTGTGTCGTAGTGGTAGTTGACAAAGTGCGACCAAAACATTTTCTCGGTGATGTTCCAACCTAGTAACTGCATCTGCGACCACAGATTTTCGTACTTACCACCCACCGGAGTACCACTTAATAAGATGTTGTGGCATGAACTCAGATGTAAAATGAAGTGCGCACGTGCAGTTGACTTGTTCTGAATCACACTCGACTCGTCAAGCATCAATGTAAAGTTTTGTAGTTTGAGAAGATCCTTACGACGATATGCTAAGTCGTAATTGATGATACCCACAGTCCGTCCGTTCTCTTTGAGTGACTTGAAAAACGCGTCATACTGCTTCGGCTTGTCAAGTCTGAAAGCTCGGATTGTCGGGTATTCTGTTAAGAAGTGATCTAGCCAGTCTCCTATTTTAGATTTCTGACATATCACAAGATTTACTCTTTTACCGTAGGCAATCATTCTCGCTGATCCAGTGAACGTCTTGCCTAAACCCATAGCGTGATAGAAAGCAACGCTGTTATACTTCATGCTCTCTTCTACTGCTTTTTGTTGAAATGGATATAACACTGTTTAACCCCGTTTCCCTCTGTACAGATATATCTGTACTCTCTGTGGAGAACTGGAGTTTGTCCAAGAGAGTGAGATATATTTCTACAAAGATTAGATATGAATGTAGATTTTGTCGATGTCGTCCGGCGTCAGCTCGTACTTCTCTGCGGCCTTAATGATCTCGCCCTGAGTCCAGTCAGTCGTACCATTAAGACGTGCTGATGCAGTCGGTCGAGTACAGCCAAGTGTCTTTCTTAAGTCTTCAACAAATACTCGGTCGCCCTTTAACAACATCTTACTTTTGAGTAGGTCGGTGTTTATCATATTTCCGTACCCTCCTTCAATCGTTCGTGTACATGGTAACACAGATTTTATTCCATGTCAAGCACTTTTTGAAAAAATATTTTTTATGATGAAAAAAATCGTTGACATTGTGACGAACGTGTGTTATCATATGTGACATAGCAGGAGGATTTACCTTATGACAAAACTGAAAACTTTACGCACTCAGACGGATCTAAAACAGTCTGACGTTGCAACCGCTTGTGACTTATCACTTCGTTCTTATCAGAATCTTGAACAAGGCCGAGATTCTATTGACCGATGCAAACTGGAAACGCTTCTCAGGTTATGCTTCTGTTTGAATTGCAAGTTGTCAGACATCTTAGAAGATGAAAACCTTGTCTCTCTATATGAAAAGACGCACCGCCCGTAAACGATACGCCTTTTCTCAGAGGATATAAACTATTGACAACAACCACCTTATGTGGTACAATAGCCTTGTTGATGAGTGGTAACACAAGTTGACCTCACGGGACGTACTTCGGTGCGTCCCACTTTCTATTTATGAAGCAAACTCCCACTCATCGAAAGTTGGTGTAAGCTTTGTTCCGTCTCCGTCTTCACTCTCTATCATTTCTACGATACGTGCTGTAGCCATTATACCCGTTTCTGTCTTGAATCCCACTATTGTACCTACGTCATACTGTCCGGTAACGCTGTCGTTTCCGTACTTATACATGGTATTCATAGCGTTTATCTCCACTTCCATTGACTGAGCGTTATTCTTAACCGCCTGATAGTCTGTATTTTCTATAAGCAATCGTTTGTACTGATCGACTAAGACTATGGTGTCAGCAGTAAATGACGAGTTGTCAACTATGCTCTCGTGTCTTGCATAAAACTTAGGCTGATTATCAAGTGATGCCAAGCTACTTGCCTGCGGATAAGCAACACGTATCTGATCCGCTCCCGTACCTTCTCCAAGTATCAGGCCACAGTTAAACGACTGCGTGCTGTCCTGCGTATATTTACTCGATAATAGCATACCGTTGTCTTTAGAAAACAATATGCTGTATGTTCCTGACGATACGTCCGCACGTCTGTTCGGCTTTCTGATGTGTAATTCCACGTCCCAACCAAACTCTGTCCAGTCTCCTTCCGGCCCTCCGGAATGTATCACCTTTGCCGGTTTGAAATAGAAATACCAATCATACCCGAGCGGCTTAAGTATCTGCGTCAGAGTGTCACCTAAATAATCCGATACTGTGTCGCACACTATGTCATCGTTGTATGCCAACGGATCTGTGTCATCATAACAAACTTCAACGTAATAATTTCTACACTGACGCGGTATATAGTCCGTATAGTCTCCACTGGCCTGACACATTTGGTTTACATACCACCAATAATTACCTGCTTCAAGCTGTGTTTCTGCGTTGATAATACTATTCTGCATTAAGAGAGTATTTATCACAGACTTGAGCTTTCCTTGTAGTGTAGCTTTATTCCATGTGATTAAACGTGCAAACCACGCCTCGAATCCTCGGCCGCTTATAGTCATTATATGCTTGTCGTCATTGTCTTCAATCTCA